AGAAATGGCACGAAATAAATGGATGGAAGATATGTTTATACTTCCAAAACCAAAACCAAAAAAAGTAGAACTATCTTGGTACGAATGTGATAGAACTCTTAATGGCAAAGTCTGTGGCAAAAAGTTTCGTAGTGAAGCAGGAATTGCTTATCATCAAGACTTTAAATGTATAAACCCAAAAATTAGAAAAGCATAATAAACTAAAACCCCTGCCAATTTGGTGGGGTTTTTTTTATAGAGGGAAGTAGTTATCCCATCCTTTATCGCTAATTGTAAAAGTGAGAACACCTGGGTGCGACCAAAGTCCAGTACTAGCAGTAAAGTCTATGCTCTTATCTATTGATGGTGCTTGAAACCAAGTCCTATCACCTTGTTGTTTCATTCTTAGATGATGATAATGTGCAGTTACTAGAATCTCACTATCTCCACTAGGCAAGAATCCAAACATCTGACCCTTCCACCATGCTTCAATCTTAGCTTCAGGGTTGCCGCCACGACCACCGCTCATGTGACCATGAGTAAAGCTACAAGACTTACCCTTAATCATCATTGTTTGATGAAATCCATCAGGTATATTGACTTCTACTTTTCCATATCTCTCAGGATTAGCAGACATAATCTCCTGGCATATTTGCAAGTGCATTGTATCTGAGTTATCAAGTCTTGATGTAGCAACTTGACCTTTACTTGTCCTGGACATCTCACCATGATTACCTGGCACACCTGCAAGAACTAACTTCGGTGCGTGTGGTAAGAATGTGTCAATCGTTTTCATAATCATTGACCTAGCTAATGCGTATTGCTCAATCAATGATAACTCAACATTGTGCGGTTGAGATTCGTAGAAGTGAGGAGTACAATTTTCTGTGAGGTCACCTAAACCTACCATATAGATTTCATCTATCTGTACTCCAAGTTTACGCAGGTCTTTAATTCTGTTTACTCCATCTTGTAATGCTCTATCGTATCTCTTGATAGTGTTCTCAACTCCATAATCTTTTTTTCCGAGTTGCCAATCTGACATAAACCACATAAAAGCAGTATCACCTGCGTTGTATTTCTTCTTTATAGGTGGTTTTCTCTTAGCTTGTTTGAATAGTTCTTGAAAATACCTGTCATGTCCAGGTTTTTTCTTTCTTACAATGCCTTTAAACGCGTAAAAAGTTTCAACTGTGCCACCTTTTAGCTGTGTATTCCACGAAGATGCCCTTACACTACCCTCTATTTCGTAGTGTTTAGGGTCGAATCCCCATTCTTTTAATATAGAATCGAATTTATTTCTGTAATTTGGGTCTGTTCCTACATGAGTAATTTCACCTAGACCAGTCTGTTCATTGACTTCTAGTCCTGGTTGCCACCCAGTTTTGTAGAAATTATTACCCCATTCTTCTGGTATGTTAGGCATAATACCTCCTTTTTGCCCTGTTAGGCATAGTATAGAGGATTTATTTAGATATTTGTGTGTTTACTTAGAAACTGTTTTACTGTTTTTAGGACCAATTTGTTTTTTAGCGAACTCTTTTACAACAACTAAAGCTGCTGCTCCACCTGATAAGGCGGCAAGTTGAACTGCATCAGCGTCAACACCGACTAATGGTGCAACAGTTAACGCAGAAATAAACGCTTCAACAAAAGTCCAAACAGTTTTACTAAGAACATCTTTATATTCTTGGCTCATTTTGTAACTCCATGCTTCATTCCAAGGCGTCCACACTACATCCTTTTTGAATGTACCATCAGAATTTCTTTTTCTTTTAAATTTTTCAAACATTAGCTTATTACTCTACCTTTAATCTTAGCATTTAAAGCTATGACCCCACCATTAATCTCTTGTAATTTTTCATATACGCTATCAGCTAGTATCATGTGGTCTTTAGCTTTATTATCCACTTCAGGTTTTTGTTCTAGTAACTTAGTTATAGTTGTATATTCTATAGAAACTTTCTTTCCTTGAAGTAATTGACCTGCAACTTTTGCATACATTTTTTTGTATGCTTTTGTACTTGAACCAATAAAACCATCATTAGATACATCTAAATCTTGCTGTGTTTCACCGACAATAAGACATCCACTGGTATGCTCATCTGTGTTGCCTGTGTGTATAAGGATATAAGTAAAGTTAGGTACATCTTGTATGTGCAACATACCATAATGTGCATTTTGGTATCTCTCTGAATACTTAGCATGAAATCCACCTGTCTTTCTAAATTGTATATCGTATGTTCCTTCAGGTATGCAGGTTTCGTGCATGACTTTAACTGCTTGGTATTGGTCCTCTAGTGTATAACACTCAAACAAACCATCTATAAACAACATTCCATTGGTAGCATCTTTGCCGAACTGTGTTCTAACAACTTGTAATTTCATTACTATTCCTTTCTAAAACTAATGGTCAGCAACCATATAGCTAAAGTAATTACAGTAGCTAGTCCTGTCACCTGTTGTGCAGAACCAGTCAATGTTAATGTAGCAATAACAAGACCCACCAAAGTCCAACTAAGGTTTAGTGTTTCTTTAATTACAGTTACTAACCATGACCATAACTTCTTTATCATAAACTTCTCCTAAATACAAAAGCTGCCATACTAGCTATTCTAGTCAGAATAACTGGCACTACAACTTCTTGGGCTTTTTCCTTTTGGTCTTGTGTCATATCATCACCTATGTTTGCTATAGTTATGTCACCTAAGTCATCAAAATCTACGAAAGTTTCTATAGGATTTTCTATGAATGACTCATAAGATACTTCTGTAACAACATCAGCAAGTGTGTAGTTTTCTACATCTGAGTTATCTACAGCTCTCTCTACATATTCTTCTACAGCTTCTGCTATGACCTCGTCATCTTTAACAGACTCTGCAATAATAGATACATCTTCTGCTTCTACTTGGAATACTTCAGCTACAACTTCTACCTGTTCTTCAGTAAGCTCTTCAACATCTGCAATAGCTTCCTTAACAACAGCTTGAACTATCTCTTGTACTTCTTCAGTAGCTTGGTCTAGGTTCTGTACACCAATGTCATTAACTTGTTCTAGTACCTCAACAACTTCTTCAACAGTAGCTTCTTCTACTACAATCTCTTCTACAATCTCTTGTACTTCAGCTACTTCAACAGCAACTTCTTCCTCAGTAAGCTCTAAGGGTTCTTTATCTTCCACTCTCGGTAGTGTTGTTCCTGGCGTATCTTCACTAACAACTTCCTGTATCGGCTCATCCAAAACTTCCTGGACATCCTCTTCAATCTTTTCATCTTTAATCTCCTCTTCTATTTCATCTTGTACTGGTATCTCCACCACGATTTCGGGTGCAATATCTTCCATATCAAATTCAATAATCTCGAACTCAATAGGCGGTTCTTCAAACTCCACCACTTCATCTTCAATAACTTCCTCTTTAGGTGGGTCGAGTACAACAACATCATCCTTAGGAATGATGACATCCACATCTTCTTTAATTTCTTCAACGACTACCTCCTCTTTTATAATATCATCTTTAATTTCTTCTTCAATAGGTTCAGGTATATCACAATCACCACGCTCTATCTGTGCGTTAGTCATAAAGCAACCAAACTTATTCTCATTATCTATACGCTCCTGGTCACGCTCTATAGTCCCATCATTAACATCTGCTTGTGTATAAGTCTTATCAACACCTTCTACTTTTACATCAACAATAATTTCTTCAGGTGTAGGTGGTGGTGGAGGTGGTGGAGGTGGTGCAACATAAACAGTTGTAGTTGGTGCAACATACTGTGTAGTTTCAAAGTTATTACTATCACTATCTGTACAACTTTCACCATTTTCTATGTCGCCACATACACTAAATGTCCAATAAAAAGTTCCTGTTTGTATGTTTGTGTAATCTAATGTGTATGTTCTAGCAGTAGTATCTGTAATGATTACCCTATCCCAAATAGAATTATCATAGCTGTAGTTAATATGAAATTCGTTTACTAAAGTATTTCCATCTGTATATTCCCAAGCAAAATAAACATCTTTACCTTGATAGTTTACTGACACATTAGTTGCGTCATCAGGTACAGCAGGTGGAACAGTAGTAGTTGTAGTAGGAGTAGAACCATAGTCACAATCAATACTTACAATACCTGTCCATTCAGAATAACTAGCATCTGTGTCATTGTCTGCTCTTACTTTTGCATAGAATGTATCTGATGTTGTACCGAATACATTTTCTCTATAACTAGCAGTAAACACATAGCTCTTGTAAGACAAAGCAGTTTCCCAACCAGGAGTACTTGCAACTGCATAATTAGTTTCTACAAAATTATCATTACTAAATGCTATTGCGTATCGTTCAGGTGGACTATCTTCAAAGCCATCACTTTCTTGCCATGTAACAGTAATGTCACCTTTAGTTGTGTCACCATCAGCATCACAAGCTATAGATATATCGTATGGTGTTTGTGTAGGTACATGGTCTGCAAGTGCAGGCGTAGGTATTAATAAAAATAATGCAAGACAGAGTCTACGCATTACATTACTATTGCTGCTACAACTCCACCTATTGCTACAAGTAATGTTAGTACTTTATAAAACTCTGCTTTATCTAACTTTGCATCTAGCTTATCTTCTATTTTATCTAGTCGTTCAATAACCATATTGAGAAGTTCCTTTTGGGTATAGCCATTGTTGTTTGACATTTATGGTAAATCCTCATGCGACATCCAGTCCCATTCTTTATCATAGGAACGATTATCTAAATCCCACTTACTTAATCTTTTAAGATAAGAACTAATTTCTTTTAAAAAATAACCTAGTAAAAATCCAATTATAAAATCCATTATTGGATTATATCACAAATGTTTTAAGGTGTAATTAAATCCCAAGAAGTTGTATCTTCGTTCCATTGATAATAGCTACCTGCAGCAACTTCTTCTTCAGTTAAATCAGGTTTATCTACTGGTGCTTTCCATGTCCAAGTACTTTCATCCATTACCCAACTTGCATAAGGTTTAGGTGCTAAGAATACATCATTAGTTGCATCATAAGTATATCCTATACCTGCATAGTTACCTCTAAAAGGAGTTCCATCTCCACTGTGTGCATTAGCACTGGTGTTATAAGAAGTTCTTTTACAAGTTTGTCCTTTAAAATCTCCATACCATGCTTCCCAATTAGCAAAACCTTCAGGAAGTGTATCAGTATTATCTTCGTCTATACCAGTAATAACTTCTGTTACTATATTCTCTTCGTTTAAAAACGCATAATGTGCCATATCTCTCCTATTATATCAGCTAAATGTTACTGTGCCTGTTCCTGCTGTAAAAGTTTCTATTTTATCTGAACCATCTGTTGTACTAGATGAAGTTAACCCAGCTCCAACTGTGATTGTTGCTGTATTTGGATAGCGTAGAATAACAATTCCAGAACCACCATTAGCTGAATTTCCATCAGAACCAAGGTCATCTCCTGAACCAGCACCAGCTCCATTTCCGCCACCGCCACCGCCACCAGAACCTGTATTAGTAGAACCATTTGTTCCATGGATTGCACCTTGACCTCCACCAGTTCCGCCACCACCAGCACCTCCTGGACCTTTATGAGCAGAGTTAGTTGTAGTTGCACCACCACCTGCGCCACCTGCTCTTGTGACTGAAGAACCTGTTATAGATGAAGCTAAACCATCTCCACCAAGGTCACCAGCTTCACTAGTAGCTGGATTATTTTGACTATCTTCAGATGCACCACCACCGCCACCACCAGCTCGTGAGTTTCCACCTCCAACTCTTCCAGCAAATCCTTGATTAGCTGTTCCAGATGCACCAGCTCCAGCACCACCACCTCCACCACCAGAACCACCTGTTGCTCCTGCTTGGGCATTTCCATGACCTCCATAACCTCCACCAGTAGAAGTTATTGTGCTGAATACAGAGTTAGAACCATTATTTCCTGTGTTGGGATATGGATTGTTTTTAGCACCACCAGCTCCAACAGTGACTGTGTATGTTGTTAAACCATCTGGAACTAAAGCTATGACAGTTTCTGTTGAATTTCCACCACCTGAAGTTTCAGAAGCGTATGAGTTGCGATAACCTCCAGCACCTCCACCTCCACCACCACCATAAAATCCATTTCCACCAGAACCGCCACCTGCGATAACAAGGTATTGAATATCGATTGTTTGTAATTTATATTGATTTGAATTTAGTAAGTCTGTTACATCATTTACTTCAAATATACCTGTATTCGCACTAGAACTTTGTGTAGGACTAGCACCTATATAGCCATATTCGTTAGATTTATTTGTCATTATGAAAAACTCACTGTTCCTGTTCCTGCTGTTATCTCAATGTACTTATCAGAACCATCTGTTGTTTCTGTTCCTGCAGTTAATCCTGCTCCAACTGTGATTGTTGCTGTATTTGGATAGCGTAGAATAACAATTCCAGAACCACCAGTTCCAGAATTTGGGTCACCACCACCAGCACCTCCACCAGTGTTAATTGTTCCATTTGAACCATTTGAAGATGAACCATTTCCTCCACCTCCAGAACCTCCAGAACCTTGGCTTCCTAATTGTGAAGCACCACCTCCACCGCCACCTCTTGTGACAGCAGAACCAGTTATGGATGAAGATAATCCATCAGCACCATGACGACCATCGTCAGTTAATGAGTCAGAAGCATCTCCTCCAGCACCTCCACCTCCTCCACCAACATATTTGTTGCCTCCTGCCGCAGCACCACCACGACCACCATCTCCACCTTGATTTGCTGTTCCAGAACCTCCATAAGGTGTCCAACCACCATATCCACCAGAACCACCACCAGAACCTCCATCAGCTCCAGATACTGTGTTTCCAGATTTTGTTCCACCACCACCTCCGAGAGATGTTATTGTAGAAAACACACTGTCAGAACCATTTCCTCCATTTGCTTCTGGAGAACTTGTTCCAGCAGAACCTCCAGCTCCAACTGTTAATGTTAAATCAGTTCCAAGACTTACAGTCAAAGGTGTTTCAGTTGAACTATTATCACCTGATGTTTCTGATGCATAAGAGTTACGATACCCACCTGCACCTCCACCACCACCCCAGTCAAAACCACCGCCACCTCCACCAGCAATGACCAAAGATGAAACATCTATTGTTTGTAATTTAAATTTACCTTTATTTAATAGCTCCACGACATCATTAACGCCGAATACGCCGCTGTTACTACTACTAGATTGTGTTGGTTTAGCACCTGTATAGCCATACTTAGCCATAAGTAACTCCTATTATGAAATTTCTAAAACTGAAATAAAGGCTTCTAAGTCTCCTGATGCTGCTCCGCCTGTAAGTTCTATATCATCTCCTGCTTCTAATACAATTTTAGAAGTTCCTGCTAGCTCCAAAGAAGCATCTGCAGGTACTGTCATTGTATGTGCAATTTCCGCTGTTAATGTTTCTGAGCTATCATTAACTTCTGCAGTAATTGTGTCATCTGCTGAACCATCAACATTAGTTACTCTTAGAGTAATTACTATTGCTGTAGTTGCTGCAGGACAGGTATAAATAGACTGTGCTGAGCTAGTTACATCAAGTGTTTTGTTCTTAAATGTTTCTGCCATTTTATTTTATCTCCATATATTTCTATACTCCCATAACTATAGCACGAGGTTGCGTACTTGTCGTGCCTGTCACAGAAAGTGATTCGTATATTACTCTCAATGCAAGTGATATACCTGCATCAGGAAGTAAATCTATATCTTCATCTATAGGTTTATTACCTATAGTGTCTATTCCTAAACTTCCACCTTCTTTGAGCATTAATAACATACCCATGGATTATCCTAAAGCTATTACTAAACCTAGACTTGCCTTTGTTGCTACTTGTGTATCAACATA